AATAATAGCTACTGCGTTAGCATTTTGGGTTGCCATCGTACCCAATCCAGTAACCTGACCAGATGGGATTGAGATAACCACATTGGCTGCGGATGTAGCACGACCTTTAGCATCAAAAATAACTTGAGATACCGTTGAAGCATTACCGTAAATACCAGCCGTTACACCGCTAGTATTAAGTGTTGGATTAGGGTACGAACCAGTTAAATCACCGCCAGCAGTACCAGAGGGCGCAGCAGTAATAGTGACACTAGAACCTAAGTTGGCTACTGTCGAGTTGATCGTAATTGCGCTATTGGCTAAATACGAATTAGGAAAAGTATTTGCAACAGAAGTGATATTAGTATTTGCAAGACCAAGATTACCTACATTGGTTGTTGTACCACCAAGAGTGACAACGGTGTTACCAAGAGTAAATGAGGTGCTTGGAGTACCACCAATGACACGCTCCCACACTGATCCGTCAAAAACAGCCCAATCTCCAGCGTTCCAAGTAGAAATGCCGTTTAAATTAGTGTTACCAGGTGTTGAAACAAGGTAATAGTAGCCCTTTGTACCAACACTAGATGTCAGCGTAGGTACATTAGTAGATGCGTTCCAAGTGCCTTGATAAACAACAGCACCAGTTGATCCACCGCCTGATTGAGCTACTGTTTTTAACATTTTTACATTCCATCGCCAGGAGTTATATAAATGACTGCTGAACTTGTGCTAGTGCCAGTAAAGTAAGCATTAGGCACAAAAGTTAAGATCTCATCTGTTCCCGCTAACAACGGGAAAGCACCACCGCTACTGGTTACGGTAGCTGAGTTAGTGGTTGCGTTAGCAGCATCAATTCCATAACCTAAAAAAACGGTGGTAGTTCCAGAATTGATAATTCTGTACTGATTACCACCCAAGGTTGAGGAACTACATTGAACAGGGGTAGGAGCAGTTACCGCAGCAGTAAAAGTGACGGTATTGCCAGTTTTTGTAAAAGCGTTAATACCCATGATTAAGCTCCTTGTTTTGGCTGGTCTGGATCAGGTGTCCAAGTAATTGTGACATTGGCTAAATTTGGCACATCGGTGCAAGCCATAATCACATTGGCAGTATTAGCTGCTTCTGAACGAATAGTTGCTCTCCAAGTATTCCAAGCTGGATCTACAGCAGTATTGGTTTCAGTAGCCATCACTACTCGCCAATCAGATGGGGTAAGCAAAGTCCAAGCAGTCTGATTAACAGTGTTAACCATATTAGATTTAAGCGTTACCAAGTCTTTTGGAGTGCTTGTAAAGTTAATATCTACTTGATTAGTTTGTGCGTTATATGCAGGAGCTTCCTCTGTCACCCAGTAGTATTGGTCATTAGGGCGAGTGCCATAAACTACATCTACCATGCCGATAGCAGCTTTTTCTTCTGGAGAAGATAGATTTACCCAGTTAGGAGGGTAATCAATGCCATTCCATGTAAACTGCGAACCCGCTGGGATCAACAGTTGAATTATTCCGTTTTGTACGATTGCAAACATAATTACCTCGCTAAAGCGTTTTTGAAAGGATTTTCGGCAAATACCATGTAAATATAAGTTCCGCCATTTGCATTATGCGAACTTGATGAAGTGCGAATCTTAAACCCGTTAGATAAATAATCAATCGGGTTGCTGTTGTTTTCTTCAGCATTGGTTAAGTTAGCAAACAACTCTAATACAACAGCATTGTATGGACTTCTTGAAGAATCTCCTATGCGCCAAGATTCAGTTGCATCAGACCTTTTTGTCAAAACAAATTTAGGTCTAAACCCAGTATAAACAAAAGGACCATCTGTAGAACCATTGCCTGTATAGCTACTAAAAGCAGAGAATCCAGGAACAGCAGCCCACATATAAGCTACATAACTAGAACCAGATTGATTGATTTCGTTTCCTGTTCCGTTGATTGTTGCAACAGATGATGTTGGTGCGGTGCTATTCCATAAAGTTAAAGCGCTAGAAGCACCAGTATTATTAAAGTGCATACCATTACTAGCACCCAAGGAAATATGGTAAACCTCCCAATCAGAAGCATTGGTTCTGTTTTTAAATGCCATCATGCTAGGAGCAACACCCAAACCATGACCGATAGTTTGCGCTGATCCGCTACCATTTCCTGTATAAGTAACAACACTAAATCCAGCGGTTGCATTTACGCTAGTTGTAGTGGTAATAGATCCGTTTGTATTTGATGATGTAGAACCTTGACCAGCTTGCCATTGCCATCCAACAAATGTAGATCCATTGTTATTTGTTCCTACGCTACCACCACTTGTGTTTTGCACAGAAAATCCATTGCTATTAAAGCTAGACATTTGATTGCCTGTAGCATCACTATTTTCTGCTGCGGTTGAATTTGTAACTAAATATGGATCATTGGCTACACCACGAATTGAATCCCATACAAAATTAGGATAAGTATTTGACCTCGATTTAATCCACACAAAATCAGGCTTAAATCCAGCAGTATTTACAATAGCTTGGCTAGATGGATTGGTTGCACCATTACCAGTATATAAAGTAGCATCCATTACTGTATTACCTTTAACAATAGTGCTAGTAGGTAAGTTATAAGTATTGAGTGCTACAAATCCTGTTGGTGGGGTGTAAACAAATGGCTGTTGACCGAAATTAGCTGCCATGGTTTGAGTTCCAGCACCAGTACCATTATCAAAACAAGCCATCCAAGAGCTAGTTTTAGTTGGCAAAGAAATTGCGCCTTGGCTAGTATTATTTTTGTAAAAAGTAATAGTTCCACCGCCTACATCAAGCGCAACACCTATTACATCATTAGTGGTAAATGTTGAACCATAAGCAGCAGCACCACCACCGTTTACATATTTATTTCCGTTAAATCCATAATATCCAACACCACCAGCTCCAGATGGACCAGCAGAACCGCCAAGAGTTGTGATATTTCCAAATTGGTTTACACCAACAAAAAGCGCATTATTTGTAGCTGCAAGATAGGTGACTTCCCAATACCACTTTCCAGAATCCATACCTAAAGTTGAATAGGTTGTGGAAGTGGTTGTTGAAAGTACGGCTTTTAAATTACCATCTGAAACCGTGGAAGTTCCAAGTGCTATGGGATTTATAACATCGTAGTTAGCCGTAGTTGCACTTGTTAATGTAGGTACATCTGTCATTGAATCGTATGTGCTACCAGCAGTTAAGCTAAAGTTATTCGTAGTCCAGTTATTGCTATTACCGCTTGAATCGTAGCCTAAAGTCGTTGTGCTTGTAGTGTTGGTAAATGGCAAATAGAAACCATTAGTGCCGTATGTGCCTGTGTATTTAGCTGGTTGCCAAACACCAGTAGTAGCGTTTGTAGAACCAAATGAAGATGGGGTTAGAGCTTGACCGTCAACAAAGTTAAACTCAGCCATGTAACCATCAAAATAATTTGTGCTTCCTGGAGTGTATGCACCTATTCCATGTGCATAAGCATTATTAAAACCAATATTTGTATTTTGTGGTGGATAATTTGCGGTGCTAAAAGATGTTATTTGTGATCCATTAACATAAAACTTAACTCTATTTGATGCAGTTGATTGAGTTACATCAATAGAAATAACAATGTGATACCAAGCAGAAGGATCACGAAATACTTGAGTTGTAACAATGTTATATGTGCCACCGCTTGTATAAAAGCGTAAATTATCAGTATTATTAAATAATAATTGTGCTTCATTACCACCTGGACTGCTATTGGCATTAACAATAATAGATTGACCTGTCGCTTGCGTTAAAGTGCCACGCTTAACCCAAGCGCTAATTGTCATTATTTGATCGCTAGTTCCAGCACCAAAAGTTTTAGTTAAACTAGCAGAAGCACTACTCCTAAACCTTAAAGATTTAGTTAAGTTGTAGCCAGTCGAAGGAGCAGCAGTTTTGCGTGAGCTAAACATTAGAAATTCTGTCCGTAAATAGCGCCAAAGGTGCTTGTTCCGTCTTGATAAAAGTTAAAAATATCTACTTTTCCGTTTACGGCAGTAGGTGTTGGCGTAGTACCGCCAGCCCATCTTAATGTTGTTCCACCAGCCCAAGTGATCGTGCTGTTGCTGGTGTAGCTTGCCATAACAGTAAAGCTCTTGCCAGATACCGAAGCTGGCAAAGTAATTGTGGTTGCAGCGTTAATTGCCACATTCTGAAATGTACCGTTAGCAAGGCTAATAGTCACATTACCTGTAGTTGCTTGGATAGTTTCGGTGTAGTTAACGACAGTTGTGTTTGTTAGCGTTAAGTTACCGACAGTTGTGATCGTGTTTCCGATAGCGACTGTAGCATTACCAATTGTTACATTGGCGTTAGGGCTTCCAGTAATTGTGGCGTTAGTTAAGGTTAAATTACCGACTGTAGTAGTGGTATTCCCTAATCCTACGGAAGCGTTACCAAGTGTAGCGTTGGTTGCAAAATTTTGATCTAGCTGGACTAACGGAATCGAAGTCGTTGCGTTAGCAAATATATTAGGCACACCCATTTAGAACCTCACTCTCAATTCATGTTCAAATTCATAACCGTTGTAGATAAATCCAGCGCTATTAGATGTTACAGTCATTCCAAGATATTTTCCATAGTTTGAAGCATCAGATTTGAATAGCTGGTAACCACTAGCATCCCATCCAATTGTTGCTCCAGAGTTGTTTATCCAAGGAATTGTGTTCAAATAAATATTGGTCCAACCGATCAAACTCGATAGCGTATTGACGGGTTCAGAACCAACTTCACTATCAACCGTAGCCGTTAATGAAATAGCGTTTAGATAGTTAGTCGCTTCAATAGCAACTTTTAAAGCCTGTTTTGTGCGGATAGGATCACCCATCGGCATTAAAGCAGTTTGCACAATACTGCTAATTGAGCTGTTAGCATTGGCGTAAAGCTGATAAAGCTGGTTTGATCTAGTGCCAAAAAGGGTTAATTTACCCCCTACAGGCACATAAGTCATGTAGGCAAGGTCATTTCCTTGGCTAGTAATAAACCATTTTTTCTCAAAAAACACTGCTTGAATGTACCGATAGCTGTTTGTAAATTGGCTATCAAAGTATCTAAAGTTAAATGCAGCGCACAAAATATTGTTAATCAATACCTGACCAGCGTAAACAGGGCTTGTAAAGTCAATATTAGGGAAAATACCATCTAAAGAATCTGAAATCTTAGATGTAGTAGAACCAACCAGTGCATAAACACCGTAATCGTTCATGAACAATACAGAACGGAAGTACGGAAAAATAGCATCTGGGCGCTTGCAACCTACTGATGCGCTCACATTGGTGTTGGTAAATAAGGTAACGCCCGCAGTATTGACCACCACATCGGAGAACACATTGATGGAATCATCGCCAAAAAGGTACAAGAAATTGTTGGCGGAGAGCAGTTGGACAATGTTTCCGTGTAGCGTACTGTCAGTTAATGTCACAGCACCCGCTGAAACGCCTGTAAAGTCGCTGTATTGCCCTGCTGCTGAGTAGGTGACAGTTCGCCCTGTTGCCACCCAAACACGCCCTGAGAAGGTCGCTATTGCGCTATTGGTTTGAGTGTTGACTACGCCAGATAGTACGGCAGGGGTTGTTGCACCGCCACCTGAAATGCTGACCACTAAATTAGCAGTATTGGTGTATCCAGTGCCAGGGTTCGTCATAACTACCTGTGTAACCGTATTACCACTAATAATCGCAGTACCAGCAGCGTTTGTACCGCCACCACCTGTAATAGACACTACGGTATTGGCAGCATTGATATACCCTGCACCACCATCAATCACATTGATTGTGACAGTACCAGTAGCAAAGGTTTGAATACCAGCAACGGCTTTTGCACCTGTACCGCCACCACCAGATAGGGTTACGGTCAGGTTTGCAGCGTTGGTATATCCTGTACCACCGACTACAAGGCTAACTGATCCCACATTAGAACCACCTGATACCAAGGAAGCTGTAGCGTTAGCCTGTACACCACCAGTTTGATCTGGACCTGAAATCACCACATTGGGTGCAGAGGTGTAACCTGATCCTGGGTTAGTAATCGCAATTACGCCAACTGCGCCAATAGATACAGTGTTGTTTCCATCCCAAGAGAACATACCCTTGGTAGGATCAATAACCAACATTCTGTCGTTGTACCATTGGGTAGCGTTTACTCCTGCTCCACTAAATGTGCCAGCAGATGCTACATTTCCAAAAGTATTGTCTTGGATGCGATAGTACTGTGCCGAACCGTCAGATTGAAATGCAATGACATAATCATTTAAACCAATGTTCATTGAGGTCAAATAAGTGACCGCATTGGCAAAAGTAACGGTAGCGTTAGAAATTTGAACAGGATTGCTATTGGGTACGATTTTTAGGTTGGCGTAACCAACTGGTTGAGCGTTTTCTACCCAAGAAAACTCAGTTTCATCAATAGCGGTGCGGTTCGCCTTAGTGTTAAGCCCTTTAAATTGCTTAACAACTTGGTACGATTTTTTCTGTTCCGCAGCAGCCATGTCTTAATATGGACTTGAGTAAACGCTAGGAACTCTACGGGTAAACACCGTATTGAGGACTGATTGAGCGTGTTTTTGATACTCCTGCTTATAAATCTCTGCTTCCCCAAAGCTCTGCTCGTAGTATTTAGCAAGATACGCTGCATAAAACTGCACTGGGGTGTAGTAAGGATCTGTAATGGTATCGGTAACAGTTGAATTGGCTAATGTCAAAGGATTAGGCAATACTACGCAATCAATCTCTAATTGATAGACTTGATCGGGTACTGGACCTATGTAAATCTGCCCTTGACCATAAATACTGAAGCACAATGGTCTGCCAATGTAATTTTGCCAAAAGCGCAAACGAGCATTGAAGTCTGACCAAGGTAAATAATCAAGCGGTACACGGGTGTTTCCCCAGTACAGGTTGATATTGATAATATCTAAAATAGTGTTGCCAGAACTAGGCGTAAGTGGGCTAGATCCGACTAAATTAGTGAGCGCTGCATACGAAATATTCTCTGCATTACCGACATATTGCAAGGTAGCTGTGCCATCTGCAAACGGTGTGCTTGGAGGATAGTTGTTGTAATTGTTTTGTGTTGCTTGTGGGTACGGAGGAGCTGAGCTTCCTGAAGTACCGCTTGTAACATATTGATAAGTATAGATATTACTAAAAACAAACTGACCAGCAGTAACGGCAGTATTCGCCACCCATTGTGTTGGGTATGCGGGTGATGCACTATTTATTGTAGCTGTAGGTGCGACCTGACACGGTACTTGCGTAACGATAATTTCACGCAAAGCGCCTGTATCTCGTACTGTTCGCTCCCGTGCTTCGTTAATGTAAGCAGTTAACTGATCGTCAGTGTAAAAGTTTGCATTAGCATCGTGGAGCAATCTACGAACTTGTGTAATGTAGCTCGATAAGGTTGCCATTTATGATCCATAAATCATGCTACCGCCTGAAGGACTTTTCCCCTTACCCGCTTTTCAGCAGGTAGGGGTACTCTTTCCACCAACGGGGATAACGATTGGTTCTTTTTGGGTGCTTCGGTGGAGAACTCCCACTGAGAAAGGATCTCTAAACCCTTTTCTAAGTCGTTACGGGAGATCACCCATCCTAGCCTAGCCAAATACGGTTCTTTGTCATCATCTCCGTAACCGAATACATGACGAGCTACATTGAGGGGAATCTCTACAGTTTCACCCTTTTTAAACTCATAAAACACACCACCATAACCATCGGTGAGCTTTTTATCAGAATTGTTAGTTACGAAGATAGTTGACATATTAGAAACTCACTACATCGCCATATACGGCAATGGTTGCAGTGTTAGCGACATTACCGCTACCAGTGTTCACATTGACATACAGAGCTTGGGTTGTAAAACCAGTAATAGCAGAACTGCTGTTATACGGACTTGCAATTGTAAGGTCTTGATAAGTACCAGGACCAGTCAAGTTGCTAAGCGTTGTATTTGCTACTACAGCGTTAGAAATGTTACCGTCAGAGCTAGTAGTTACAGAAATAATCACATTCGAGATATTCCCGATTGGATTGTTCAAAGTAATTCTACGCACAATAACGCCACCAGAACCAACGGTTGCATTAGCATTAGTTAAGCCACCACCTAACAACGGCAGGGTGATACCAGTAACGGTAGCGTTTCCTGTCGTGTTAAGTGCTGTAGCTTGCTTAACAGCAATACGACCATTCCCGAATGAATCAAGGTAATACTGTGATACTGAATCAGGATTAGCCATTTATTGCTCCTTAGCTTGCGTTGAAAGTACCAGAAACAGCTTGTCCACCGTTCACAGTTGCCAATGTAATTGTGCTGTTTGTAGTTGCGTTAGCAGCCACATTCACACCATCGGAAACGAGGAATGTTGAACCAGAGTTGTTCGCTAAT